TAGAGCTTGCACAAGACCTCAAGGCAATCCATGGTCTGAATGCTGAGGCTGAGTTGGCAAATATTCTCTCAACAGAGATTCTTGCTGAAATCAACCGTGAAGTCATCAGAACCATCTACAAGATTGCTGAGCAGGGTGCAACTCTAAATACAGCAACTCAGGGTATCTTCGACCTCGACGTTGACTCCAACGGTCGTTGGTCAGTTGAGAAGTTCAAGGGTCTCATCTTCCAAATCGAGCGTGATGCAAACCAAATTGCACAAAGAACTCGTAGAGGAAAGGGCAACATGATTCTCTGCTCTGCAGATGTTGCTTCAGCACTCACCCACGCAGGACTTCTTGACTACACCCCTGCACTTAATGCAAACCTTAACGTTGATGACACTGGCAACACCTTCGCAGGTGTTCTCAATGGTCGTTATAAGGTTTACATTGACCCATATGCAGCAAACAACAGTGCTAACCAGTACTACGTTGTTGGTTATAAGGGTTCTTCACCTTATGATGCTGGTCTCTTCTATTGCCCATATGTACCTCTCCAGATGGTACGTGCAGTTGGTGAGAATAGCTTCCAGCCTAAGATTGGCTTTAAGACCCGTTACGGCATTGTTGCAAACCCATTCGCAGAGGGAACCAATGCTGGTCTCGGTGCTCTAACTGCCAACAGCAACCGTTACTACAGAAGAGTACGTGTTGACAACCTAATGTGATTTATCACTAAGGAAATCGAGAGGGTCTTCGGACCCTCTTTTTTTATGCAAATAAATAGTTAAAAATAATTTTGAGATTAAACAAGTGTCAGATACTTTATTACCATTACAGAGGCAGTTAAGTAATAGAAATTTTTTAACAACAACTGGATTTAAATTCACTTTAGCAAAATATCCAAAGGTTGATTTTTTTTCTAATACTGCACTTGTCCCATCTATAAGTTTGGGAGTTGCTGCTCAACCATCTTACTTAAAAGACATCCCAATTCCTGGAGATAAGTTAAGTTATGATGATTTTTCTCTGGACTTTCTTGTTGATGAAAATTTTGAAAATTACTTACTGGTACATAATTGGTTAAGAGGATTTGGTTACCCAGAGTCACTGGCAGAGTATCAAGAGTTATTGAATGATGACTCTTATAGTCCAGGAAAGCAAACTGCACTGTCTGGACAATCAGATGGCACTCTAGTTGTTTATAATAGTAATTTTCAACCAATTGTAAATGTAACTTTTTCTGGTTTATTTCCAGTATCTCTTTCTACGATTAACTTTGATGCAAAGGACTCAAATGCAAATTACGTCACAGCATCAGTAACATTTAAATATACAATTTATAATATTAAAAAAATTGACTTATGAACATTGATGAAATTCAAACATTATGGGAAGAAGATTCAAAACTAGATCCAGATAATCTCCACACTGAGTCTATAAAAATACCATTCTTTGCACTCAAAATATTATAAAATTTATAATAATATTCTCTTATTAAAAAAGATGGAAGAGAATAAATTTAAAATATTAAAAAAAGAAAAGTGGATGTACTACACTGGAAAAGCAGACCCAGAAGTATACAAAGAAAATCCATTCGATCATAAGGTATTAAAACCAGATATAGATAAGTATATGGATGCAGATGAAGAGATAATTAAATCTGTATCTAAAATTGAATATTTTCAGACAATGTTAAATTATTTGGATAGCATTTTAAATGACAATCTTAAATAGAACCTACCAAATAAAAAATGCAATTGAATTCATGAGATTTACTGCTGGATATGACTGATATTAAAATTAGAAAAAAGAACGAAATATATTTAACAATAACTGCTGATCCTCATATCCATCAGGAATTGAGTGATTATTTTACATTTGATGTTCCAGGTGCAAAATTTATGCCTCAGTACAGAAGTAAGTATTGGGATGGAAAAATACGTCTATTCTCTACTGCTACTGGTGAAATTTATGTTGGTCTTCTAGACAAAGTTATTTCTTGGGCAAAAAAATCTAATTACACAATAGAGTTTGAAAATAATAAGTTCTACGGAACACCTTTTGAGGAAAATGACAATGTTTCCTATGAAGGAATTAAAGATTATATGACTCGTATTTCTAAGCATAAACCAAGAGATTATCAAGTTGATGCAGTTTATGATGCCCTTAGATATAACCGTAAACTTTTAATTTCACCAACTGCTTCTGGAAAGTCGTTGATGATTTATTCGATTGTCAGATACATTTGCTGAAAGAGATCAAAAAATTCTTCTAGTGGTCCCTACAACGTCCCTGGTTGAACAGATGTTCAAAGACTTCCAGGACTACGGATGGAACGCAGAGGACTATTGCCACCGCATCTACAGTGGTCGTGAGAAGACTAGCAATAGTTTGGTAACAATTACCACTTGGCAATCAATCTATAAACTACCTAGAAATTTTTATGAGTCATTTGATGTAGTAATTGGAGATGAGGCACATCAATTCAAATCCAAATCACTAGTTGGTATCATGACAAAACTAGACAATACTAAGTATAGATTTGGATTTACTGGTACTTTAGATGGTTCTCAGACTCATAAGTGGGTATTAGAGGGTTTATTTGGTCCATCATACAAAGTAACTCAAACAAAAGAACTCATTGAAAAGGGTCATTTATCAAAACTTCAGATAAAAGTTCTTCTCTTGAAACATAATGAACATCAGTTCAATGAATATGAAGAAGAAATTCAATATATAATTGGTCACGAAAAAAGAAACAAGTTCATTAAAAATCTTGCTTTAGATTTAAAAGGAAATACTTTAGTTCTTTTTAATAGAGTAGAAACTCATGGGGTTCCTATTTACAATTTAATAAATAATTCTGCTTCAAAAAATAGAAAAGTATTTTTTGTTTATGGTGGGGTTGATGCTGAAGAAAGAGAAAAGGTAAGAGAAATAACAGAAAAAGAATCAGATGCAATTATTGTTGCATCGTATGGAACATTCTCTACTGGAGTAAATATTAAAAACCTACACAATGTAATATTTGCTTCACCCTCTAAGTCAAGGATTAGAAATCTCCAATCTATTGGAAGAGTCTTAAGGAAAGGAGATAATAAATCAAAAGCAATTCTTTATGATATTGCAGATGACATTAACATATAAGTCTAGAAAAAATTATACTTTAAATCATTTAATTGAAAGAATTAAAATCTATAACGAAGAAAATTTTAATTATGAAGTACTACAAATCAACTTTAAAGAGTAACTATACATATGGAAGAAGAATTTTATGCAGTTATTAAATTAATTTCAGGAGAAGAAATATTTTCAAAAGTTTGTCCTTGTGAAGAGGATGAAAGAACCCTTTTGATACTTGACAATCCTGTTACAATAGAAACTGTTAACTTAAAACAATTTGGAGTTACTGGAATCAAAGTTAACCCATGGATTAAATTTACTGATGATTCAATGTTCATTGTTAATATGGACAAAGTTCTTACAATGTCTGAAGTAACAGACGAAGATATTCTTAAAATGTACAACAAGTATATTAGAAATAAGAATAAAGATTCAAAAGCAAATAAACCAACATCTGACATGGGATACTTATCCTCTATTGCTGATGCTAGAATTTATCTAGAGAAGTTATATAAATTAGAAAATTAAGGTATAGTATAATCATCAAACTCCACAGAGTTATTTTACACATTAAGACCAACCCTTGTCAACTTTTGGAAATCAGTGTTATAATTCAAACATTAAAACAATAACTTAACCCAAAACATAATGAGTAAGGAAAGGAAAAATCCCCACTACGTTAATAATAAAGATTTTCATTTAGCTCTTATTGAGCATAAAAAGAAAGTAGATCTAGCAAAGAAGAAAGGACTACCACCCCCAAGAATTTCAAATTATCTTGGAGACTGTTTTCTTAAAATTGCCAACCATTTATCTTATCGTCCCAACTTTGTTAACTATATGTTTAGGGAAGATATGATTAGTGATGGTGTAGAAAATTGTGTTCACTATATTAATAACTTTGATACAGAAAGAACAAATCCATTTGCATACTTTACTCAAATTGTTTATTATGCTTTTCTAAGGAGAATCCATAAAGAAAAGAAGCAAATGGAGATTAAAGAAAAAATCATTGAAAGAAGTGGTTACGACCAAGTTTTTTCTGTGGATGGTGACAGAATGAATAGTTCCGAGTACAATAGCATTAAGGACAACATTCAAATTAAACTATATCAATGAAAATTGCTTTAATAACTGATACTCATTATAATTTTAAAAAAGCAAATAAAAACTTTCATGATTATTTTGCAAAATTTTATAAAGATATATTTTTTCCTTACTTAGAAGAAAACAATATAAAAACAGTTATTCACCTTGGTGATGCCTTTGATAATCGTAAGGGGATTGATTATTGGGCATTAGATTGGGCAAAAAGAAATGTTTATGATGTATTTAAAAAATTAAATATTAAAGTTTATAGTATAGTTGGAAATCATGATACTTACTATAAAAATACTAATGAAGTAAATTCAATTGATATTCTATTAGATGAGTATGAAAATATTGTAAAAATTTCTTCTCCAATGGAAGTGAGTATTGGTGGGTTAGATACATCTATTACTTCCTTGGATTTGCTCAGAAAATCAAGAAGAAGTTTTTTCATTATTAGAATCTACAGAAGCAAAAGTTGTTTTTGGGCATCTTGAACTTCAGGGATTTTTTGTATTCCCTGGTCAATCCCAACCTCATGGAATGGATAAAAATATTTTTAATAAATTTACGAGAGTATTTTCTGGACATTACCATACTCGAAGTGATGATGGGAAAATATTTTACATTGGAAACCCATATCAAATGTTCTGGAATGATTATAATGATATGAGTAGGATTTAATATCCTTGATACAAAATCATTAAATCTTCAGTTTGTTAAAAATCCTTATACTATTTTTGAAAAAAATTTATTATGAAGATAGT